TGCCATGATGCGCTTTGCATGTGTACCAACATTTGCCTCTGACGCATTTTTTAAGCAGGCAGAAAAGTTAAGATCCTGCATGACAACTAGAAACCCAATAGATGATTTTAAAAGGTTTGATGAATCATTTAAGCCAGATCCAAATAAAAAATATTATGTACACGCTGACCTTGCACAAAAGCATGACAAGTGTGCAGTTGCAATTGCCCATGTAGAAAAATGGGTAAACATACAGGTAATCAATAATTACGAACAGGTCGCTCCGATAGTTGTAGTAGATGCCGTTGCTTGGTGGGAACCAAAGGTAGAGGGTCCAGTTAATTTATCTGAGGTTAAGCAGTGGATCCAAAACCTAAGAAGAATAGGGTTTGATATTGGCATGGTTTCTTTTGACCGTTGGCAGTCATTTGATATTCAGAATGAGTTAAATCAGGTAGGAATGAAAACTGATACTGTTTCTGTTGCTAAAAAACATTATGAGGATATGGCTATGTTGGTATATGAAGAAAGACTTGTTATGCCAGCAATAGAATTATTGTTTGAAGAATTAACCCAGTTAAAAATTATGAAAAATGATAAAGTTGATCACCCCAGGAAAAAATCTAAAGATTTGGCCGATGCTGTGTGTGGTGCTATTTTTGGTGCTATATCTCACACTCCTAAGAATATAGACTCTGAAGTAGAGGTTCACACTTTTAGGGATAGGCCACGCCAAGTTGACACGCTCCCTGAGAACGTGATACAATATAAACCTAGTCAAATAGAAGAAATTAAAGACTATTTGGATAGACTAAAAACAATATAAACCAAATGAATAATAAAAGGAGAAAAATGAATTCATTTAAGAAGATCGCTCTTGCCGTGGTTGCAGCCATGACTATGAGCACACTAGTAATGACACCTGCAAGTGCCAATACCGTTTCTGTGGACGTAACAACAGAAATTTCTGGCGCAGGTACTGCAGCCTCACCATTTACAGTTAAGGTTCCATCTGATAACGTCGTAAGCGTTGCAGATACTTCAACTGTTACAAACAACGAAGCACTTCTTATCACCGCTACAGTTGTTGCTGGAACACCAGTAACATTTACTGCAGTTGGTGCTGGAACACGCCTCGTCTCTGCAATTGGTTCAACAGTTAATGCATCTGCTGGATCATCATCAATCACAGTCACACCTGCTTCAACAACAGCGACTGTATATGCATATACAACAACTACTGCTGCATCTGCGGTTACAGTTTCTGTAACTGGTGCAAGCACAACAATTTATCTTAAGGGTGTTGCAGGTCCTGCATATGAACTTAAGATGTCAATCCCTGCTTCAGGAAATATTTCTGGCAAGGTAACTGCAACTCTTGATGTAGCAGATATTTTCGGCAACGCTGTTGCTGATACAGTAACTGTTACTACTCTTGGTGGCGCAACTGCTGGAACTGTAACTGCTGATGCTCTTGTAACAGGTCGTTACACATCAGAGATTTCGCTTCCTGCTGCTGCTGGAACTGTTGCTGTTGGAGCATCTATTGTTGCACCAACCTCTGTTCCAACAATTAAGTTGGCAACAACTTCTCAGACTGCAATCGTAACAGTATCTGATCTAGCAACTGCTCTTGCTGCTGCTAATGCTGCACTTGCTGCAGAACGTGCTGGTCGTGCTGCTGATAAGGTAACTGCAGATGCTGCACTTGCTGCTGCTGTAGCAAAGGCTGCTTCTGATGCAGTTGCTGCTAAGGCTGCTGCAGATGCTGCTGCTATTACTGCTGCTGCAGAAATTGCTAAGTTAAAGGCTGATGCTGTAACCGCCAAGGTTGCTGCAGATAAGGCTCTTGCTGATGCACAGGCTGCTGCTAAGGCAGAACTTGATAAGGTCAAGGCAGATAATGCCAAGGCTATTGCTGATCTAAAGGCTGCTTTTAATAAGTTGGCTCGTCAATGGAATGCAAAGAATCCAAAGGCAAAGGTTGCACTTGTTAAGTAATTAACAAACTTAAAGATTTAGGGGTCAGGAAACTGGCCCCTTTTTCTTTTATTCTAAATTAAATGTTATAATAACCTTATTAGACATTGTCTAATTCGGAGGTCAGGAGATTAAAAAATTAATAAGAATATTGTCAGCGTCACTACTGGCCCTTGGCTTTAACCTATGGATTCCAGAAAATGCTAACGCAGCCTGTGTAAACTTTATACAATCACAAACCATAGCAGCAGCATATGAAGGCGATGCCGAACCTACAGTGCATCATATGGATACTTGCTCAGGTGACGACATATCTTATCAAATACCAATTGCAACTACCGTGACTTTTGACGGGGTACAGTATGAAAACATTTATGCTACAACTAACTCAGTAATTACATTTGGACAACCTGACGGTACATTTCATACCTATCCATCTACACCATCTATCTCCTTGTATTCAATGGACTGGTTCCCAGGAGTAAGCGGAACATCTGGTTTGGACATATATTATTCTGAAGGTGGGTTTCAAATGAACCTCAATATGGTCCCATTCGGTAACTATGGGGCACAGGCAAGTACAGTAAATATATTAGTGGCTATTACTAATACTGGCGGTTTAGCGGTGTCCTATAGTTATCAAGGTCCTGAATACCAAAATCTTAGAACGGGCGTAAGGCTTCATGATGGATCTATAGTATCACTTGAGGCTTGGGGCGCTACACAGGTTTCCCCTAATTCTCCTGCCCCTACATTGCAAGCAGAGCCGATTCCAGAGCCTTCTCCTACCCCTACCCAGCAGCCATCCCCAGAACCCTCTCCAACGCCCACAGAAGCCCCTATAACGCCTGAAGAGCAGCAAGAGCAGGTGGCAGAGGCAGCACAGTTGGCTGGAGAAATATCAGACCTTAATAATCTTATTGCTTCTATTAATGGCGAAGAAGTTAATGAACCAGAACCTACACCAGATCCAGAGCCAAGTCCTGATTCTACAGAAGATCCAGATTTACCTGAACCTGATGTTGAAGTTGACCCAGAGATTATTACTCCAGAGGATCCAAGGTTCCCTGATGATGAGCAAACTGAACCAGAAGATCCTACTCCTTCTCCAAGCCCTGATACCACAGATGGTGGCAGCGAAGAGACTGATCCAACTCCAGAGCCTTCAGAAGAGCCAACATCTCAGCCAGAGGAAACAGATCAAGGTCAAGAGCCTGAACCTGAGCAACCTGTTGAGGAAGAGCCTATAGTGCCAGCACCAGATAATAATGACACAGACGATAGTAATCCAATTTCAGCAGATGAACTTAATAAGTTAAATAAACTAATTGGACAAAACGATGCTAAGTTGGCTGCCGAATTATCAAACATGCTAACTGAATTATCCACAACAGAGGAAGAAGCAGTAGCAGAAAATCTTGGAATTAAGGCAGAAGAAATAGCAATAATTGCAGAAGCAATTAAAGACAATCCAGAAATAGCAGTGGCATTTGTAGAGTTTGCGGGTAGAGCAGAAGAAAACGCAGATGCCCCAATGCCATATACATTGGCAGATGCTATTACTGAGGTACAAACAGAAGCATTTTTAGCAGATCCACTTGGAGCAGTGTTCAATGTGGATGTTACAGAACTCCTATCTAATTTCTCTGAGTTAGGTATGGATATGACAGATGATCAGAGAGAAAAAGCACAGGAAGTAATTATCCCAGTAGTACTTGTTTCTAACATAGTATCTGCGGTAATTGGAATGAGGAGGTAACATGAAAATAATTAAGAAGGTTGTAAAGGGATTTTTTACATGGCTTAAGGATGCTGGTGTAGAAATAATTGCTCAGGCATTTACTCTCCTTGGATTCTTTATCGCTTGGTTAACCCTAACAGGATCAGCAAGAGATATTGTTGGTCTTGCAGTATTAATTACAACAGTGGTCTGGTTAATATCAATACCGCTTAGAAAGGAGGACTAACATGGCAACTAAAAAAATAGTAGAGGCTCCTAAGAAAGAGCATCCACAGAAAGCATTAACAAATGTGTTGATGAGAATTGTGGCAGTATTTGCAGCGTCTGGTCTATCGGTACTTGGTGCTGGGGCAGTAGTTGGAATTGACACAATTCAGGCAGTAATGCTTGCTGGTTTGCTTGGTGTTGCTTCTGTTGTTGAAAGGCTTGCAAGGGCTTTTTTGGACGATGGAAAACTCACAATATCAGAAATAAATGAAGCGTTTAAAACGGTAGATAAAAAGGCTAATTAGTCATTATTGAGCCTACTTGACGGCCCCTTCAGGGAATGGTATACTTAACTATACCTATCTGGAGGGGCTTTTCGCATGACCTGTATTGCTGTATTAAAACACGAAGGTAAAGTTTACATGGCAGGAGATCGTGGTGCATCTGATGATGGAACGATCCTTGCTCTTGAAGCACCCAAGGTTTGGAAGATAGGTCCATACCTTATTGGATATGCTGGGGCATTAGACGGAGAAAGAATTCGTTACAATTTTAAGCCAACCGCACCCAATATTAAGGATACAGATAAATTTATGCAGACTAAATTCATTAAAGAACTGAGAGAGTTCTATAATGAGTTTTGGGTTGATACCACAAAAGATGGAGACCTTGGTTTAATTATTGCAGTTCGTGGAGAGATTTATGAACACAGTGCTGTAGACATGTCTTTATCTAAATACTCTACCCCATATATCGCAATGGGATCTGGGGCGGAATATGCGTATGGTGTTTTATATGCAACAGATAAGCAAAAAAATGCAAGAAACAGAGTGCTTCAGGCTGTAAGTGCAGCAATTAAGTTTAGCCCATCTTGCATGGGTCCAGTAGACGTTGTTACTGCTTAAAGTTTTAGGAGAAAAAATTAAAATTTTAGATAACTTTTTAAATGAAAATGATTTTAAAACTATTCAGAATACCGTTCTAGGTGGTAATTTCCCTTGGTTTTATAGTCCAATTGTGGTGTCTTCAGACGAAGAGTATGGACTAGATAAGTTTCAATTTTTTAATACACTATGTCTAAAAAATGAAATTAAATCAGATTTTTATAATGTATTAGATCCGTTAATAAAAAAAATAAATCCTTCATACATATATAGAGTAAAGGTGAATCTTGGCACAAGGACAAGCGTCCCAGTAGTTGGTGGCATGCATTCAGATACTGAGTTTAATAATACAACAGCAATATTTTATTTAAATAGTAATAATGGATATACCATTTTTGAAGACGGATCAAAAGTAGACAGTGTAGAAAATAGGCTTGTTATGTTTGATTCAAATGTAATGCATTCTGGAGTATCACAAACAGACTCTAAGATTAGATGTATTATTAATTTAAATTATATTGGCGAATTGACAAACTAGGTATTGTTGGGTATACTTATAATATGATAGAAGATGAAGATCTAGACGAGTTCGGTATCTGGCTTTCAAATGGTATTGAGCGAGGATGGATAACAGAGCCATTCTGTAACACTCATGATGGAGATCCCTACATGAGTGAAGAAGAACAAGAAGAGTGGGAAGCAGGAGGCGACCCATGCCAATTAGTTGTAAGAATAAAAGAATAAACAAATAAAAATAACAAGGAGAAAAATGAAAAAGGCACTACTAGCAATACTATCAGCACTATTCGTAATTAGCACAGTACA